GTCTTGTCACTCCAAACAAGTTAAAAGCCTCCATACTTGTAATACTGCCATATGTCAGTAAATAATTCAGTATGTGACTTCAATGTGTATCCTTATGCCTATCAACCATATACGTCACCTCCTATGTCTATTCAATCCTAGCAATGCAACCATACCAAGCAGTACTGACAGTAACGCTGTCAACAATGTTATGGTTAATGATTCTCCACCATCTATCGAGCCAACTGTTCCTACAAGACCTACAAATGCTATGAATAATAACACTGTATATAATGTTCTCACTTAGATACCACCTCCTTTATAGCTAATGGATTGTCCTCCTTTAGATAGTTTTGTAGTTTTATAAACAATTCCTCACTTATTACATAATTCTGAACACCGTCACCGAAGTCAAATACCAATGCCGAATACGGCTTGTTCATGGCAAACGCTTCTTCCTTGTTTTTGTCCAGCCACTCTTTTTTGATTGTAAATGACTTCTGTTCCTTTGTAACTGTCTTGGCTTCTATCAAGAACAAATCAGTGGTTACATCCCCCTTACTCCATTGGCTGGCACCCGAATTTGCTGTCTGTTTACCGTCAACTGCTTTAGCTATTTTTTTCTCTTGTCGTGAGCTGTAGAATCTTGTCGGCTTGTTCATATTAAAACACCAACGTTCCAACACCATCATTTATAACCACATACACTCCTTGCTCATGCAGTGCCAGTATGTCGGCTATTGTGAGATTTGACCAATCCCAATAAGTTAAAATTGTCTTGCCATTAAGTTCCATTTCTAAATCCTCCTTATGTTTTTATAGTGTTTACTTATTTACTTATAAATATTATACTACATAATAATAAAAATTACAAGTACTTTTTAAAATATTTTTGCAAAAATATAAGGGAGCTGTTTCCAACTCCCTTAAAAAATCTGTGGTTACTCTGCCATTCTATCATCTTCCAGCAAAGCTACAATCTGTGTTACGTTCCCATCCACCATCTTTATGGCGTTTGGCAATCCATAATACATCTCTATCATGTCGCTTGCCTGTGCCTTCACCTGTGTCCTCAACATCTCTATATCTATACAGCATGTGAAATCTTGGAAGTTCTTGCTGTCCTGATACTGTATAATTTCAGTACCGCTTGACGCTTTGCTTGACACCATTAACCCGTCTTTGGTAAACGTCAGATACACCCCGTTCTTGTCGTATGTTCCCACGAACAATGAGAGCCTGTCAAGTAGCTGTAGCAACGCTGACTTAGGTATCTTACACATACTGTTAAACTCCTTGCCCAGCAGTCCTTCTATTGCCTCTATCTGATAGTCCTCTATGCCGTCAAGCTTCTTGCCATATATCTGGCAGTCATTCGTAGTGAATATGATTGTATCATCACTTATCTGAAATGCTATCTTCTCCTCGGTCATTACGTCAAGCAAATCCATCATTTCTGGGCTTATTAATACAGGCTCATTAAACAGATTGACATTAAGACCGCATATCTTGTAGGTGTCTGTTGCAACAACCTTGACGCCTGCATAATAGCCTGTATAACACGGAGCTTCCATTGTTACTGCCAATGCTGGCTTCACTGTGTTAAGTATGACCTTCGCTGTTGAAAGGTTTATAGTGCCATTTGCAAGGCTCGCATCAAAATTAGCCAACGGGTCAGGATACTTAATAAGCTCCCCGTTCTCGTCCAGCGGTAACTCAATGTTGTAATTACCATTACCTGATACTTTCAAGGTGTTTGTCAAAAGCTCCAAAGTCACGTTCTCACAAGTCATTCTTGCAATAAGTTTGGCAAATGTCTCTACCTGCACTACCACATAGAAATCATCACCTTCAACTTTGTCCTGACTAACATAAAGGTAGTTTGTGGCGTCCGTTGTTATCAATGTAAGCTTGTTGTTCCTTAACTCAATTGCAATTAGGCTTGTCAGTGGTATTAATTTGTTGTTACCCACTCCCTTTGTCGCCCTCATAAGCATTTCCTGTAGCTTTGCTGTGTTGATTGTTAGTTTCATTTTTTGTACCCTCCTTAAAATAATCTGTTTTCTTCGCAATCTTTTATAAATAAATTTTCAAACACTGCCATCAGTACATTTACTACGATTGAATTTCCCGCCTGCTTATATTTTTGCCTATCTGAACAAGTTAATTTTGCATAATCTTCATCCTTGACACCCATAAGTCTAAAATGTTCCTTTGGTGTCAACCCTCTGGCACATTTTATTCTGCTGTCGTAAACTTTTATAATATGACCCGCTGTACTTTCAACACAATTTTTTGCCATTAATGTACTCACAATTCCGTTATCATAAAATATGGCAGTATTGCACCGAAATTGCTTTGTTACACACTTTATATCAGAATATTTTACAATAAAATTATGCCTTCCCTCATAATAAGGCTGCACTGGTTTAATTATTTTATCTAAATGCGGAAAATTAATTTGATTTAAAATAAGCTTATACGGAATCTCGTTAACCCCCACAAAAATATCTGATACAACCTTAAAATCTTTTAAAGGTTCTGGAAACTTATAAGAAATATTTTCAGACTTTAAAATACTAATCATTATTAGTCTCTCTCTATTTTGTGGAATACCAAAATCACTTGCATTTAAAACTTTATAATAATTTGCATAGCCAAATCGACATAAAGATTGACACCATTCTTTAAAAAACTGTATGTTTACATCAGATATGACCTGGGAAACATTTTCCATCATTAAATACTGTGGAAGTTCACTACACTCAGACAACAGCCTTTCAACCTCCCACAACAAACTGCTGCTGGTATTGCTGTTTTTTACCATTCCTTTTTTATTACCACATACCGATAAATCTGTGCACGGAAATGAGTATGTCATTAAATATTTGTACTTATCTGTTTCGGTTATATTTAAATCGTCGGCACTAATATTTCTAATATCAGACACTTTAAAATCTGTGTTGTGAATTTCATTATATGATTGCATTGCATACTTATCAAATTCACATACAAAATGATGTTCAAAAGGAATATTAAGATAGTTTAAAGCAAGTGCTTGGCTGCCATAACCTGCAAACAATTCTATAAGTCTTAGTGGTCTATCTAACTTCAAATACTCACTTCCTCTCCATACCAACATTTTGTTATAGATACGTCACAGCGAATTGGCATTTTTAATATTTCCTTTGCTGCATGAGACATTGTGCTTGCTAACAGTTCTGAACATTCTTTTGCATTTTCCTCTGGACATTCAGCTATAATCTCGTCATGAACTGGTATTAATATACGAAATCCCAATTCTTTCAAGCGTTCATTTTGACTTAATTCAATCATTGCCAGCTTGGTAAGGTCAGCAGCGCTCGGTTACTCTCTATTTTTCAATAAAGACCTGACTATCTTTTCAATACTTGATGTATTGTTCACCTCTTCCACCTGTAACTCATCTTCAGATGTACTTCCCGACAAAGGGAATAGTCGATACACTTCTTATAGTAATGTCCAAGAATAACCTAAAAATTTTGCTCGTTTACCATTTTTATTTATCTTATCTGCGTATCTTTTAATATGCGCAGTTGCACTTCTATTCGTAACTCCTAAATAGCTACAAGCATCAGATAAACTATCAAATTCTTTAATTATTTGGTCATTTTCAATCATACCAACTCTAATTTTTCTGCTTTCATTGTAAGCTCTAAGCCCTCTAGTATTCCAATAAATCCAATCAGGGTCAGTTAAATACTTTTCATTAAATACTTTCTGTACTTGTTTTCGTTTTTCTGACCTGTTATACTGTTTAGCTTGTTCGCTGTATCGTTTTCTAGCTTCAGATGTATTACAAGCGTCCTTATGCTTTTGAATTACACAAGGTATATCCATAGGGTTACTGTCTCCGCCCCAAGTTATATTATATCCACCTTGAGAATAATGTGTTTTATATTTTTTAATATAATATGACTCCCAATATTCCCAAGTATCATCTTCAACTTGTGTAATTAACTCTATCTTAAAATTATCTTTTCCATATTTGTTAATTGCACAACTTATATAATTCCTACATCCGTGAGTATAAGCTAAACAGTGTTGATTAAATCTATTTAGGTATCCTTTTTGTGTCTTTCCAACATATTGCTTACCATTAATTAGATTCGTTATTAAATAAATGTCTATCAAAATATCGACTCCTTATTAAATAATAATACTATTATAGCACAGATTTAACAAAAAGTAAATACTGACCTAACATTACTATACTTTAGCACGGGATTAGCATACCTAATTGGCTTTAGCCTTCCCCGTTAGCACTTAATATAAATTAAGCACACCCCTGAGTAATAGGGTTCAATGAATAAGGGCAGTTTAACCTGTTCGGTTTACCCTGAATACGTGCATTGACACACTGCCTCTGGGCATCTGCAATCTTACCTCCATTATCAACAATGCGTATACCCTCACCTAACGCCTCGTCAATTATTTTTCGCTTTTGACTGAAATATGCGTTTGAAAGCTTTCTGAGATACTTCTGCTGTATATCCTCGGGCACTTCTGTACTCACTTCCTGTTCGCTGTCAAAGTCCAAAAGGTCATCATCTTTTGGATAACCGTTTTTCCAACTGAACTCATATTCTGGCAACTGCAAATCGGGCAAACGTCTCTTTCTTCCGCACACAGTGGTTACATATCCGACATCTTCTGCCATTTCTAAACTTGTCTTTTCAAATTCTTTAATAGCAGGAAAACTTTTAAACACACTATCTTTTATTTCCTGTGCTTTTTTAGTTGTTGTGCCTAACTGTTCCGCAATACTAGGTACTCCTCTTCCATATAACACGCCAAGCAATATTTTTTTTGCTTGACCTCTTCTTTCCTTACCTTCTTTATTAGTAGTTCCATCTGGTCTGAACTCTAAGCAATCTTCATACGGAACATTGAATGATTTACTTGCAATCTCTGAATACAAATCTTTACCTTGCATAAATGTATCAAGCATTTGACTATCCCCTGCTTTAGCACATAATGCCGCCAAGCATTTTGGTTCCTGAGATGAGTAGTCAGATGACATTAGTACATATCCATCCTGAGCTTTAAACATCTTACGAATGTCTTTATTGTGTGAAGGTATGTTCTGTAAATTCCTAAAAATTTAATTTAGTGGACTATATCTTCGATAACCCTTGCTTTATTTATTTTATTAAAACAAGCGATTATTGTTCGGCGTTTCGGCGTTATTGCCTACTTCTTTGTGAATAGTCTCTGCACCTTGCATTTTTCTTTCTAATGAATGTATTCTTGTGTGAGCACCAAGCGAAACTAAAGCTAAATTAGAAATATCATTATTTCGCTTATTATAATCTATATGATGTACAGCAAACCCTTTTGGAATTTCTGTAATTCCTAGTTCCTTACACATAACATATGAATGATAGAAAATATAGTTACTACCTTTTCTTCCAGTATACCATTCTGGACGTCTTATCATTAAATAACCATTACCATCATCTACCAAACCTTTATAATTATGATGTTCTTCGCCAAACTTCCCTTTCATTGGATTTTTTTCACCCAATTTAGAATTTCTATATAGTCGTGACTTTCTCTTATCTCTTTCTTCCTGTGTGAAATGTTTGTTGAGAACTATTTGTACCATATAATTTGGCAACTTCACACTTGAACAAATATCTGAAATTGTTGCATTTGTACAACTGTACATAGTACATATTTGCTGTATTTTATTTTCTGAAATATCATTATACACAAAAGTGACCTTTCGTTTCTGAGAATAATATTTTGAATTTGGTTTTATATTATGCTCAAATAAAACTCTTCTAAGTGTATCATTTTTAAGAGTAAATCTATTGCAGGTTTCCTCTATTGTATGATTTTCGTCTACAACATATTTTCGTATTTGTTCAATTGTTTCTTCATCAAATTTAATTTTTCTCATATCATGCACTCCTTTCAAATATATTATAACATAGTTGGAATGTTTTGTTATTTACAAAACTGAATGTTTTGAGTGGATATATGAGTGCCTTGGCTCAGGGTTATGCAACTGCCCTTCCCTGAATTAACCGAATTTTAAGACCCCAATTTATTCTTGGTCTAGGGTCTGACGAACTGAACCTTCCTGTATTAGCCCCGTATTGGTTAAAATTACAATGCACACGTCCGTCTTTTGGGTTTACACATTCAGGCAGTTTGTCAATATAGGTTGAAATCAGCTTTGCCATTCCTCTATATTCTAATACTGCCTTGCATATAGGATTATCTATTTTTTCAAGCACATCAACCCCCGTACCTCTGGGCGATTTCTTATCCACTGGCTCAATACCTAGAATGTCATACAATAATACTGCCAACTGTGTGGGCGAACTTATATTAATTGGATTGCTTAATTTATGATTCGAATTTTTTGCCTTGTAATCCTCAATTTCCTTGTCATACATACCACAAACTTTGTAAAACTCATTGGTCTTTTCTTCCAAAAGTGCATTGTACTTTTCTGAAAGCTGTTTGTCATATTCAAGGTCAATTGTTATACCGTTGTCCTCCATATCGCACACCACTTCCACACAAGGCATTTCAATATTAAAGAACACCCACGACACGTCCTGTAGACCTCTTTTAATACATTCGTCATTATCTGCCGTAAGGAACGGTCTTTGATACTCATAATACTCATATGTTATTATGGCGTCGTGTGCGGCGTATAAGTAACCTGTCTGTATAGGTATTAAATCAAATGATATACCTTTGAACAATTCGACAAACTTGAATGCATCACCCTCGCCGTTAAGCACATACTTCTGATGTAACTTTTTCAAACCCTTGTTCGGCTCGTTCTCATTCAACAGCCTGCTTGCAAGATAACAGTCCCAGTAACACTTTAAATACACGCCTATCTGGTTTCTTATAACACGTATATCAAAGTTGGCGTTAAACATTATGACTTTTACATCATTGTCCACTAACCTTTGCAGTTCCTGTCTAATTACTTCAACTGACAACTGACCGTCAGCCTTAACGCCTGTTACATAAGACACATGGTTTATCGGTATGTAGGCAGCCTTCTGACCCTTTGTATATATACTCATGCCGACTATCTTGTCCTGCATGGGGTCCAATCCAGTTGTTTCTGTATCTATTGCAATATCGCCGTTTTCAACACATGCTGTTATGTAATTATGTAAGACTTCCTCGCTTTGTATGACTATGTATTCATCCTTATACTTTCCAAGGTTCTGTTCAACCATTGCCTTTATCTCGGATATTCTTCCTAAAATACCTCCGCCGCCTTTTATCGTGGTGGCGAAGGCTTTGTTTGCCTTGTTGGCTTTTTTGGCAATGGCTGTATCATTTGACCTGTTTGGTCTTATAGGTACATCAAACAATGCCATTAAAACCTATCTCCTCTCCCACTGCCTGTGTTTGCTGGCGTCCTTCTGCCTGTCGGTCTTTCTTCCCTGTCCTCAGACCTTGAGCTTCTTCTTTCTGAAACCTGCGAACCCTCGCTTGGGAAATCCCCATTGTCAAGATAATACTCCATGTCTTCCGCTGTCTTGTCTAACACGACACCTCCCAATACTAGCGGTATCTCTGGCAAGTCATCAAGCGTTGTATCGTCCTTGTCAACCTCGTAAATCTCATACGTGGTTGTCAGGTCGCCTGCCTTTCCATTACGTTCAATCTCGAAGACATGGGATGCCAAGTTGCTGTACCTTGCACATATACTTGAAATCTTTGAACTGAACTTCTTGCCTCTCTCCCAAATCTGTGTATTATCCTCGTCAATGTTGTAAATCGGGATGAAGAATTTTACGATTTGGAAATTGTTGTTTACACATAACGGGCACTTGTCCTTCGGCTCATTGTACTCCCTCAGGCAGTTAACATATCTTTCCTTCTCACCTAATGTAATCTGGTGTACTGCATAACCTTCGACATCTTCAACGCCATTGTACATAAATCTGACACGAGCGACATCCTTGTCATTCTTCAGGCTGAAATATCCAGCCCCACCTTGTCCACCATAATTATCGGTGTCATTCACGTTAAATCTGCTCATAGTTTAAATCTCCTTTTCTTTTATTGGTTTTTAGATGTATTATTAGAGGCAACCGCCTTAATAATCTTTTCAATTGTTTTCTTTGTTTCTGGATTAAGTTCATGTGCTGTATACTTTTTGTCCAATGACTGATTTACAGATGCAAACTCTTTAGCCATATCCTCAGGCAAATATCTTGACCTGAAGAATATTATTACTGTTTGGTTTTGTTCCAATGTCATTAGTCTTACGTCACTGTCCACTTGCTCAAACTTGTAATTCGTTCTGTTGGGCTGTTTTTCTCTTACATAATATGTACCGCCGTTTAATTCTGCAATCTGCTTAACATAATGTGCGATACTTGCTACTTGCGGATTTACAATTTTATTTCTTGGAGTTTTAGGTTCCTGCGGCGGTTTCTCCTTTTTTGGTCTGCCCTTTGGCTTTGCAGGTGGTTTCGGTGGAGGTGGTGGGTCCGGCTCAACTGTTCCGTCTGCATGTAAAACTCTCCACCATTTCTTTAATGTTGAAGTTGTAATGGAGATAGCCCTTGTTTCATTCCCATCCTGAACTTCCAAAACAACTGTTTTGTACTTGTCATCTTTGCTCAGAAGTTTGGCTTTTTTTCCATTTTTCTTATTGACATACTGCATTGTATTCCTCCTTTTTTTAATGGTTTTATAGTTGTTATTTAACTTATATAAATATTATACTACATAATTACAATAATTACAAGTGATTTTTAAAATAAAAAATTTTATTTATTATTTACTAGCTACTTTAAAACACTTCGTGTAAAGACTTTAATTCATCAATAGTGCATTCGTTGGCGTCTTTTCTTCCATCTGGTAGTATATACTCTGTAATAAGTTTATTCTTAATGCATTTTCTTAATTTTTGCCTTGCTCTTAATCCAGCAGTATCCATGTCAGTACATAGTATAATCTCCTTCTAAAACAGCGTTTTCTTTTTTGGTGCTGACACTATACCGCTACAGTTTGCGACAGCCTGATTATAATAGCTCTCCTTCAATTCTATGCCGATACCACGTCTGTTCATCTTCAACGCCTGATACACTTCACTTCCTATCCCTAAAAATGGAGTAAATACTATATCATTAGGATTAGTCCATAGTTCTATACATCTTTCTATTACATCTAACTGTAATGGGCATATATGTTTTTCGTCTTGCTGTTCCCTTGCACTTTCTCTCTGCAAAGTGTTTGATTGGTTTATATCCATCCAAACTGGACTTGCATAATTCTGCCACTTGTTAACTGGGAATGTTTCGTTTGTATGCATAATTTTCTCAGGATTTTCTCCATCTTTTCTGAATGTAATTATATAATCTGCTATACCCTGTCTACACATAGCACTATCTTTTTTAATCTGCTTATGCAATAATCCGAGTGCTTTTGTTCTTTGCATTGCTACTACTGGGTCTTTCCATATAGTCACTCTTGAATGATATATAAACCCTGCGTCTTGAAACATTTTTATCAACTCGCCTGGAAAATCTGACAATCCTATAAATCCATCACGCTGTTTCTGTGTCGGCAAGTCCATACAATGTACAGATACAAGTCTACCTGACATAAGTATTCTATACAATTCTTTAATAATAAATGAAAACTGATTATAAAACTCTGTTGTATCTCTGCAATTTCCCAAATCCCTAACACTATTTGAATATACATAAAGCTGTGCGAAAGGTGGACTAAAAATAGAATAATGAATGCTATTATCTGGAATAGCTTTCATTACTTCACAACTATCTCCATTATATAATACAAATCCATTTCCCTCGTATTGGTCTTTACACTTAATATCCATTTTTAATATTCCTCACTTTCTGTCTTTATCCAACTAGGAATTACTACTAACTTATCGGCTATATAGTCCTCTGTTATTTTCATAGTTGAATGTATTTCATTTTTAAGAATTGATGATGTTCTATCAATCATATTCTGTGACATTCTCTGATGTTGTTCTTTTTTTCGTTTTATGTTATTTAATACACTTATTTCTTTTTGACTTATAATAACATATACATTTACTTCTTCTGTCTGCCCAAAACGATAACATCTTCTTATTGCTTGATAGAATTTTTCATAACTATCAGATATACCACAAAATATCATATTATGGCACTTTTGAAAGTTCATTCCAAATCCACAAATAGATGGCTTGCTAACAAGATATTTTATATCACCATTTGCAAATCCTAACATTGCATTTTCTTTATGTCCATCACTATCTGAACCCGTTACTTCTGTTATTCCAAACTGTTTAGCTATTGATGTACTCTCGTCATTATAATCTACCCAAATTAAACAACTATCCATATCTTTTAACAAGTCGCCTACAACAGATATTCTATCTTGCATACTATCTTTTCTTGCTTGCCTGCGTTCCTGTAATGTTTGTGCTACTGATGGAAGTAATGCCCCTTTATCAGCTTTACTATCAACTATAATATGCTCTATATTTAATTTTGGTAAATTATATCTTTCATCTGGATAACCTATATCGGCTGGGTTCTTTACAACCATAGCCCATGTAGCAAGCCATTCCCAAAACTTGCTTTCTGCGTGCCTCTTCATTCTCCACTGACTCTCCTTGGCGTCATTGATAAAGAATGTCGCCAGCATTTCGGTACGTGACATTACATTCAAAAAATCCGAATGTGTTCCCAATTCCTGATAATCATTTGGCGATGGTGTCGCTGTACACGCCAATTTGTACTTTGTAAACCTGAATGTTTCAATTATGCCAGTACTTATGGCACCAGTAAATGATTTCAATATACTGCTTTCATCAAGCACAATACAACAGAACTCATTAGGGTCAAAATGCTGTAGCATTTCATAGTTTGTAATGTTTATTCCATCTTTTACATCTGCTTGCGTTCTGCAAATATTGACTTCTATTCCAAACTTTTCACCCTCTTGTTTTGTCTGTTTACTTACTGCAAGTGGTGCTAAAATAATTGCCTTGCCGTTTTCATGTTTGCACACCTGATTGGCAAATTCAAGCTGGCATATCGTCTTTCCCAAACCTGTATCTAAGAATAAAGCACATCTGCCTTTTTTCAACGCCCATTTGACTATCTGGCGTTGGAAATCAAATAAATTTTCGTTAAGCTCTGAAATATCAATGTCAAAACCAGTATCTTTATAAGTATACTCTTTTGTCCTTAAAAACTCACTGTATTCCATCTTGTCCTCCTTCATAGTTTTTTTTATTTACATTAATATTATACTACATATTAATAATTTTGTAAAGCGTAAAATAAAATAACATATGCTGTTTATTAATTGCAACATATGTTATTAAAATCACTGATACATTATCTTATAACCATTAGCTTTTGCATACTCCCACTCCAATCTTGCACCTTTGCTTTCTTCCCAGCCTTTGAGCATATAGATTGTATCGCACATTTCCAACATACACAATGACATCTTTATATAACAATTGTAATCCATATCATGTGGCAGTGCATCATTTACGGCTGCTGGGTTTATAACGTCAAGAAGTCCTGTATTCTTCAAGTGGCGTTCAGCATTTTCAAATCGTTTTAAATAATCGTCAGTTCCTGTTATCTTTCCACTTATATAGATATAACCCATTTAGATAGAACACCTCCTCACCAAGTCATGTAAAGACATTCCAATGGTATCTCTTCTGCCTTTTCATATATGCAGTCCCTCAAAGACTGCAAACTTTTTATCGCGCCACTCATTGTGCCCCAACCGTTGTCGGGAAGATACTTCTCATAGTTTTTCCTGTTCGTATGCAGTTCCAGTATTCCATGTTCTACTTTTGGCAACACTTCGGCACACTTATAATAACAAGTGTTACCATTATCATCTGACTGGCTGTAATCCCAGTCCATGCACTTTCTGAAAAGCTCTCCTAAATTATATGTGGGACTGTCATATTCGGGCACTCCAACAACTGGATACACGTCAGCACCCTCTGCCTTCACTCTTATCCTTATATCATAACTCACTCTTAAAACACCTCCTGTAAATTTTTAAAATAGTTTTTGTATAATCCGTTCTTGCTTCCGTTTATTTTGTATTGTATTTATACGTTTTTGCACTGTTTCTAATGATTGTTTCTTGCCTAAATTTGCAAGTCTTAGTTTATGTTTTGTTTCTTCTGTGTGATGTTTTCCTAAATTAGCCTGCCTTACTTTTTCTTTTGTTTCATCAGATAATTTCCAACCAGAGAAAGTACCGTTTTTAATCTTACTCTTTAGCATTCGCTCTACACTTGTACCATAATTAGAATTATACTTAGCTGTACACCATTCTAAATTATCTACACAATTATTAGAAGGATTTTCGTCTTTATGGTTTATCATTGGTAAATTATCTGGATTTGGGATAAATGCTCGTGCTACTAATTGATGTACTGAATATGTTTTACTAGAACAATTTTTCCTCAATACTACATTTCGATAATTTCGTGTGCTAACTCCTTGTCTTAAAATCATTTCTTGACAAGTATATCTTCTACCACTGTTTGAAATAGTTACTCTATATAAGGACTTAACTCTTCCTAAATTACTAACTTGATACAATCCTTCATAGCCTTCAATATCTCTCCAAATTTCTTCCATATGTATTTTTCTCCTTAAAATATAAAAACGCCACTGGAGTATATGGTACGAGCATATACTTTTAAACCAATGGCGTAATTACCAAATTTAAGTTTTATTGTGTAAGCCTCGTACTCTTACGAGTATTATTATACTACTTAAAACACTTCGTGTAAAGACTTTAATTCATCAATAGTGCATTCGTTGGCGTCTTTTCTTCCATCTGGTAGTATATACTCTGTAATAAGTTTATTCTTAATGCATTTTCTTAATTTTTGCCTTGCCTTTAATCCAGCAGTATCCATGTCAGTACATAGTATAATCTTTCTGCAAGGCATTTCATTTATCTGCTTTATTGAATGCTCATCGCCTGTTCCATTTAATGCTACAGCATATTTATTTATTGTCCAAAAATATAAGGCATCCAACATTGACTCGCACACAATCACTTCTTTAGGAAACTTATCTAATTGATATAATTGGTACAATCCATATAAATATTTTTGAGTACCTTTAGGATATGAAAAATATTTTGTTTTCACACTTCGTCTTGCAACAAATAAACAATTACCGTTTATATCCTTAATCGGCAATGTAATGCAATCTGTATTAGCATCATAACCAACATCAAACAAATCTATAATTTCTTTAGTTAATTTTCGCTTATAATGATAAGGATGATAATATCGGTAACTATCTAACTCTTTCTCACTAACGAACTTATCAATAGTTTCATTCTTATTAACAGTATTTCGTGAGAGGTCTATATTTATAGAATTTCTCTCTATCACATTAACAGTTAAGAAGTTGCGAACAAGCCATTGCCACCCGAACGCACCCACATAATCATCATAATGTCCAAAGCAATGTGAAATTACCTCAGGCAACGTATGTGTTTCCCCACAAGCGAAGCAGTGAAATTGTCCGTCACTTTTCCTTATTCCCGCCGACGGTTTTCGTTCCTGTCCGTTTTTGTGGTACGGGCAACTGCACATGATATCCTCAGGAGTATCCCTTGTCACTTGCAACAATGGTATGTTGTTAATATGCAACTGTGTCTGTAACTCTGTTATTACTTCATCTAGGTCTGCATTAAATGGAACGTTGTTAATAGTCATCTTTCTACACCACCTTGTTTTACAATGTCTATTGCAACTCCATAAGCATCTGATGAGGCTATGCTTCTGCGCTTCATGTCAACATCACTAGTTGCTATGGTTATCTTTTCCATTTGTTTCTTATAGTTTTCCAGGTCATTAACAACCTTATCTATGTCATAGGCAGTTGGTTCTTTATCAATATCCCTTTTGTCTAGGATATAAACAGGATTTCCATACTCGTCCTCTCCTTTGTACCAGTTAATATTATCTGCATCTATCAGCCTCATTTTGACTGCCCTCCTAAAAAACATCTTCTTTGTCCGTCTTTGCATACTGTTTCTTTGTTTCTTTGACCTTGCCCTCCGCCTTTTCGTTTGGCTGTGAGTTGTCATAACTCTCCACCAAGGTGAATACTCCAAGATTTATATCCCATGAGTAAAGCAGTTTGTCGCCCACTGGTCCGAACCTCTGCTTCTTAATCCCCATCTCAAGAACATGATTGTTCTTCTGCTGTATTGATATGACCTTGCTTGCGTTCCTTGATATACCGTCGCTGTCGCCCATGTGTTCAAGGTCGGGAGTACCTTCCTCGTCACGACCCACAACACCGCCTCTGTTTGCCTGGTTTACAACCAATACAGGCACTTTCATCTCCATTGACAATGACATCAAGTCCTCACTTATGTTTGTGAGCATTGTATACTTGTTGTCACCCCTCTGTGCCCTTTCGTCAGTCAGATATGTTATACCATCAACCGCTATACAGTCCAATTTGTACTGCTTTATCCAGTTTTTCAATTTTGTAACCGTTATCTTTTTGTTGAAGTCAAGCGGGGTTGCAACTATAAACTTGTTCTCCCTTTGTTTCAGCTCGTTTATATAGCTTTCGTACTCATCTTCCTTAACCTCGTCCTTGCCCCACATCAATCCCTTGTTTGAAAAGTTTTTATGCAGTGTGTCAAATCTGTAGCCTATGCTGTTTGCACTCATTTCAGGTGATATATATCCCACGTTGAAACCTATTTGCCATATGTGTGTACACATCTTTTCAAGCACCCATGACTTTCCTTGGTTAGTCCTTGCAAATATAACTAACAGCTCTTCCTCACGCTGTATGCCGTGTATTATATCGTCAAGCTCTGGAAATCCGCTTGTAAAGAAATGCTGTTCCTGATGTTCCTTCCTCTCCTTGTACTGCTCAAGCCTTTCTTCCGCCTGTGCTATTATGTCCGTACTGCCTATGTTGTAGTTGGGCTGTAAGTCCTTCATAGCATGCACCATGTACTCACTGGCGGCGTTTGCATCCGTCTTTAACAGTTCGGCTATCTTCTGCACGACTGGAACCGACTTGTAATATAAATACTCCTCACGTATCGTGTCAACAAGGTATCTGTCACTTTCAGTCACATCAACAAGCTCCGTTTGTGGAAACTTTGAAAGGAACGTAGCCTTGTCGGGAACATTACCATAATCCTTATAATGCTGTATGAGGAAACCATATTCCTGCTCGTATCCGACAAAATAATCCTCACTTAATAAATTATCCTCAATTATCGAAATACTACCTGTTTGTAGCACCTTCGATATTATTTGTAAAGCCACCATATAAAATTTCCTCGCTATATCTACCATAGTAGAAATTAATTTTTATAACACACGCTCTCACGCACTACAATCGTTTCTAAGCGACTTTTTATTAACGCATTAACAATTTTACATTAACGAGTTTAAAATGCAATGTCGGCTAAGGTAAGCACGTCAGAACGTGTATTGTGATGTTTAGTTTATCGTGTTTCGTTTGTTTCGCATATCCTTGCCCTTTAATTCAATGACTGTGGATGCATTCCATATCCTGCTTGCAAGCCTGTCACCCAGCGTGTTCTTCAATTCCGTTTCGTTAAGATTTCCTGTGAATATGTTACTCTTTTCAGCCATCTGCCTCTGTTCTATATATGACATGAGCTGTGAATAGTCATACGCACTCATGCCGCCGGCAGCCACGTCATCCCACACTACAAGGTCAACTCTGGGAAGTCTGTATTTCAGTGTTTCAAACTCCTCGTCAACGTAGTTGAAGTTCTTGCATTGTAACAGAAATGTTGGAACATGTATGAACAGTCCCCTTGTCCTGAAACAGTTTCCCGCCCATATCTCGTTGAAATATCTCAACAGTAGCTTTATCGCCCAGCTTGTCTTGCCGTTGCCCACTTCTCGGCTTGTGATGTAGAGGTTTTCCCCGTCTGCCACAAACCGTTCAATGTCGTCCTTTATATCCGCCAATTCGCAAAACGCCTTGTAGTCCTCGTTCGGTGCTTTGAGTATCTGTGGACACTGTTTCTTAACTGGCAAATTGCTGTGGCTCATTAAATACTCCATCTCCAAGTATCTTATACAGTTTGGCTTGCACTCGTTCTGGCAGACTTTCTCATACCAACACTTTTCATTTCTCATTTGCATATCCACTCCAATCTATCTTTTGTTCACACCATTTACAATACTTTATCTTTCCGTAATCTTTTTTCTTAATACAGTTTCCACATATACCGCAATACAATCTTCCATCATTACGAATATTTGGCTTTGTCGCTGAAAGTTCATGTAATAATTCAGTGTAATCCTCTTCCATACTAACCTCCAAGTTATATATTTTAGTGGGTGTTAAATATTCAATTTCCTGTTATCTACTGTATTAAATTATTATATTAATATTATCTGGTTGTGTAAATGTTAAAATTCGTTTGACAAGCCCTGTGCCTTCAATTGCTCTCCAAACTCGTCAATCGCCTTGTAATAATCTTCATCTGCTGCCTCACTTTTCAGCCCGTTGCCTTCTCCAAACTTTTCTCTGTTATTCCTATATGCAAAAGAATGTTCAGTTCTAGGGTCAACCCACTGTCTGTAAGGGCGTGTTCCGTTTCCTTTAATTGCACGCTGTACAATTTCCTTTAAATGCTCAACA